ACATACTCCAATTCTTGTGGTTTAATTCTATAAAACATCGACTGGATTCTGGCATAATTATAAGTTCTGATAGGACTTTCAATATATTCTGGTCTTCTTTCCCAATGATAATTCACACCTTGATAGTATTCTTTCCCTTTTTTGACTATTAAACTTACTGGATGGACATCGTACCACTTCCCCTCAGTGATCGCAATATACTTAAATGTGTAAATTTTTCCGATCTCTACCGATTCTTCTGTTCTTCCCATTCTCGCAAGAATATCAACTAAAGCATCAAAGTAAAAATTAGGAGATCTATTTTTTGGAAGATTGTCGATTAAATTTTTAAAGCTGTAAAACTCTTCTTTTTGTTGTTCTAATTGTTTTCTTTTTTTATCTAGTTCACCGTAAACATAAACTCTTGCTCCTTCTTTTCTGAGCTTTCCTTCTTCAAAATTTAATTCTTCTTCTTGTCTTTGAAGTTTTCTTTCAGTGGATTTAGTTAATTCTGAAAACCATTTTCTGACTGTTCCAAATATGGCCCAAAGTCTACGAGCTTGATTGTTTAATGGTTTGAACATTTCTTAGATCCCAAGTTCTTTTTCTGTAATTATCTTGAATATAATTCCATTTTCTTGGCAGAATCTTTCTGCTGCTTCCCATTTTGCCTGATTTACTTGATATGTTTTCATCTCATTCAGCCAGGTTTTAGTTTTCTTTTTTGGAGTTGGGTTTGGTTGAATTGTTTGTCGTTTAGGTTTTATTTCTATCAGATACTTTTTGATCTCTCCATTTGACTCTTTAATTTTAATAAAAAGATCTGGAAAATATCGATGTGTTTTTCCTGTGGCTGGATTTCTATATGGGATCCAGCCTTCTTCGGATCCCCAAGAAATAATGCTTTCAGATAAGTCACACCATTTGAATGCTCTTAATTCATAAGACGATCGATATACTATGTTTCTGGGATCTCCAGCATACTTTTCTGGATTTGATGGTGAATAGAATCCTTGTATATAATTCTTTGCCAACTTCTAAATAATATATAAAGGTTAAAAATATTTAGATGGCAATCGTAGGACCAAGGCCATATAAACTAGACGATATAAAGTCAAAGCTTTTACGCCCAGCTTTGACTTCGCATTTCCAATTTCAAGTAAATATTCCACCAAGTCTGTCAAAATGGTACTCAGATAAAAGAACAGCATTCAGTCAAAGTCCGGATGCTACTTTTGATCAAGAGTTAATTAATTTGTCATGTTGTGATGCTACTCTCCCTGGGTCCACTTTATATACTCATGATGTAACGGATTATACTGGAGTTACAGAAAAGATTCCGTATAGAAGAGTATATGACGATCGTGCAGATTTTACTTTTTATGTTGATAGCAATTATGAAGTAATCAAATTTTTTGAGTTTTGGATGCAATATATTGTTGATGAACAGTATGTAGATATCGACAATTTAGGATTAGAAAGTAAAAGATATTCTTATAGAATTAATTATCCAGATGGAAATGGATCACAATATAGAACAAACATAAGTCTTACGAAATTCGAAAGAGATTATGGTGGGTTACAGGGACAACCAAATTCTATTAATAGAAGTAAAAATTTAAGTTATGTTTTCATTGATGCGTATCCCATGTCTATTATGTCCATGCCGGTTTCTTATGAGGCATCACAGGTATTGAAGTGTACTGTATCATTTGCTTATACTCGTTATATTGTTAGTTCTAGTAAAATCGATCAAATTGTTGCGCCAAATCCAACACAACAAACGCCAAAATTTGGCCCAGCCTTTGGTACTGACCAAGAATTCTTCAATGGGTTAAACCGAAGGTAAATAAATAATCAAACGAATTTAATATTATTCATATAATATGCCTTTACCTAAGATTGTTGCACCAGTTTTTGATCTGGATTTGCCATCAACCGGACAAACAATTAAATACAGACCATTTCTTGTAAAAGAAGAGAAACTTCTTTTACTTGCATTAGAATCAGAAGATACAAAACAAATTACTACAGCAATCAAAACTGTAATTAAAAATTGCATCGAGACAAAAGGTATTAAAGTAGAATCCCTTCCTACTTTTGATATTGAATATTTGTTCTTGAATATTCGTGCTAAATCAGTTGGCGAAGAAGTTGAGCTTTCCATCGTTTGTCCTGATGATGGGGAAACTACAGTTCCAGTAAAAATCAATATTGATGATATCCAAGTCCAAAAAAATAAAGACCATACAAACAAAATTAAAGTTGATGATTCAATTATGATGGAAATGAAGTATCCATCTTATCAAGTTTTTTCTCATAGGAATGTCCCATATGGACCTTGAAAACTACTTCAAGTTAAATTTCTCGATGATGCAGTATCATAAATATTCTTTGACTGAGATTGAAAATTTAATGCCATGGGAAAGGGACATCTATGTGGCATTATTAAATCAACATTTAGAGGAAGAAGAGGCAAAATTAAAAAAGGCATCCCTATAAAGTAAATGGCAAAGAAATGGTCTATTGATACTATTAAATTTCCTAGAAATAGGTCAAAAAACTATGCCATAATTTTTGCCAAAAACTTAGGAATCAATGAGACTGCAGATCCTGAACTATATTATTATGTTGTAAAATGGTATGTGGAAACAAATCCAGGAGATGAGTTTCCCATATCAGAAAATGAATATGACGAATTTGAAGAAGATTCTTTGGAAGGGGACTTTGGTAAAGTCCATGATAAAGTATTAAAACAAGTAGAAGCATATCAAAAAGAACAGAAGAAAAATAAAAAACCAACAGACTCAAAGAAAGAAAACAACAGCTCAAAATAATTCAAAATCTAATTTAAATTCTCCACAAGACAATAATGATTGTTGCGAAGAATTGAGTGATAAACTTGATGATGTAGAGGGAAAACTAAGTAATAAAATTGAAAAATTAAAAGAAGTATTAGATTATGCTATAGGGTCGGTCGATAAACAACAAGGAAGAAGACGGCCAACCCCAAGATCAGCAAGAAGGTTTGTTCAACCATCTCAGCCTAGATTTAGAACTCGTAATGTAAACATTGGCAGAGCAATAACACAAAGATCTCGTGCCGTTACTGGTGGTGGAAATCAACCTCCAATAGGTCCTACAGGAGCTTCTAGTGCCCTCTCAGGTGGAGGAGATGCTCCAGTCATACAAATACTATTAAAGATACAAAAATCAGTAGACAATATATTAGCTTCTCTTAAGAGACAAGAAGCAGAAAGTGCTCTAGAATCTTCTGCAAAAAAAACTTATGCCGCATTTGAAAAGGTTATATCTCCAGTAAAAGGTATATTGGATCGTATTTTTGATTTTATATTTTATACTCTACTAGGAAAGGCTTTCACTGAACTAGTGAAATGGATTTCGGATCCAAAGAATAAAGAAAAAATTGAATCCTTAAAACGATTCTTTAAAGATTGGTGGCCAGCAATACTTGGGACTTTTATATTATTTGGGACAAGATTTGGTAAGTTTATAAGATCTACAGTCGGTCTAGCGATCAATCTTACCAAATATATTCGTGCAATTGGAATACCTGGCATATTAAAACTATTGAAAACATTTGGAGTTCGTTCTTTATATACTGGTGCTGCAGTTGCTGCAGCGTATGGTGGATATCAACTATTGAAACCAAAAGAAGGACCAGATCAGACAAGAAAGTTAAAGCCAGAAGAACCAAAGAAACAAGAAGATCAAAGAACAAAACCCCAACCACTGCCACCATCTTATGCATTTAGAAGTGGTGGGATGATACCTAAAAAACAATCGAGTTCTATGGGAATAGAACAGATAGCAACTGATGGAAGTCAGCAAATTACTCGTGATTCTGGATTGAATATTACTGGTGCTGGACCTGATACACAATTAGTTGCAGCAAGACCAGGAGAAATTGTATTGACTCCTGAAGATGCAAAAAAAGTAGAGAGTCAAACAGGATTGAATTTGTATCAATTTGTGTCCGGAAGAAAGCCAAAATTTGTAAATAACATTCAATTAGCAAAAGATGGTGGAGTAGTAGGACCAAAATTAAGTGCAGCAGATTATAATTCTCTTCTCGCAATTTCGGCATTAGAAGATACGACTCCACAAGGAAGAGCCGATGTAGCTCAGTCAATTTATAATCGACTTCAGGCATCCAACAAATATGGGGCAAATTTCAATCAATCTAAAAATTCAATCAAAGATATTATTCTTGCACCGAAACAATACCAACCAATTTTTGACAATATGAAAGATTGGTCAAATATTAATGATAGAAAATCAGCTGCCATTGCTGTTATGAATTCCACAAAAGGGAAAAAATATGGTTGGAATATGCAGTCGGCTCTCAAGGAAATATCAGATACAGAAAAAGCACTGAAGAATGTCAAATTGCAGCAACAAGCACAGAGATTTATTGGGACAAGAACTGCATTTTATGGAGTAAGTCAACAAAAATATATGAAGCCGGAAGAGGGAGATGTATTAAGAAATCCACAAGCAAATTTCTTTGTAAAACAAGGAAACTATGGAAATAAACCTGCTCCAATTCCAGTCCAATTTCAAGCGCCGCCAGCTCCACCAAAACCAAAACAAAAACCAAAAAGTTTTTTTGAGAGATCTATAGATAGTTTATTGCAGTTTACTGGAATCAAAAAATCCGATGCAATGTTTGTTCCTAGTTCTCCAGATATCAAACAACCAGGACCAAGAGTTGCAAGACAAGGAACAGTTACATTTACAGAAATTCCAGTTGCGGCTGCAAAATCTACTCCTCCCACTTCAACTGGAGGAACGCAAGTTCCAACTTTCTCCACCAAATCACCATTAGGAGATCGTGAAGATAATCTTAGGGCATATGGGTTAGCATAATATGGCAACACCAACTGCAACACCTACTACTCCATTAATACCGAGAACGAGAAGAGTAACACTGAACTCTCCTGTTTCTTCTGGAAATACTGCACTTGGTGTATTAAAATCGATATATGAAAGTTTAAGGAAAATTGAAACTTTAGTTAAGTCTAATGCTTCTTTACAGAGACAACAAACAGAACAACAAAGAAGACAAGGAATCATAAGAACAAGACAACAACAAGAAAAACAAGCAGAAACACCAAAACTTATTAATCCATTAAAATATTTACAGGGAGCATTACCTAAAACTGGATTTTTGGATGCGATCCGTAACTTTATTCTTTATACTTTTATGGGATTTGCCTTTACCAAATTGGTAAAGTTTCTCCCTAAAATACTAAGCACATTAAAGTTCATAGATCCATTTATAAAATTTACTGAAAACTTTGTTGGTTCCGTATTCAAAAACTTTGTTGATGCAATTGATCTTGGATATGAACAATATGATAAAGTAAGAGCACTTGCAAAACAAGTTGGTGGAGAAAAATTCGAAAAACAGTTTGATGAATTATCTTCCACATTAAACAAATTTTTAAATACTGCAATTATTGTTGGCCTCGCAATTGCTGGTTCCGGCACGATTGGTGGTGGCGGAAAAAAATTACCAACAAGAATTAGTCCTAGACCTGGAGTAGGGGGACAAAGGTTTGGTGCAAGTCCTACAAGATTATCACAATATTTTAATCAAACTCGTGCCCAAGAAGCAATTACTAAAAAGTATGGGTTTGATGCGGCACGATTATATCAAGATAAAATTAATCGTGGATCAACTCCAGCTCAAGCTTTAGATGCTGTTAGACAAAGATTTTCTCCAAGAGCTATACCTACTGGCGGATTGGCTGGTAGAGGAAGAACTCCAGGTAGAATAGGAGCACGAGGTTTAGGTAATGTACAGCAGCGTGCATCATTAAAACTATTAGGAAAAGGAGGAGCAAAGATATTAGGAAAGGTTCC